AGCAGAGAAGTACAACCTTCGTCAGTTGAAGGCTGACTTTCCTGATGTGTCCTTTCCGAAGATAATCCTTAATGGCTCTTTGGATGAAGCTACGCTGAATGAAAGGGCAGCTGAGTACGGTGTATACCCTTACTTAGTTCCTGCACAACCAGCCTTTGACCCTGCTATTGAGCGTGTTGAAGAAGGTGGCATTCTTGATGACGCTGGTACATGGACGCAGCAGTGGATAACTGTACCACTAACACAAGTAGAGCTTGATGCTCTAGCAGCACAGGCTCTCGAAGACGGGGTTCGTGCAGATACTCTATTGCAGAACTTTATGGCTCTTGGGCCTGATGGCATTGAAGCTCACATCAACACGAATTCAACAGACCTTGCTAGTGCAAATGCAATCATCATCAAGCTGGCGAAGATAGTATGGTTAAAGTCTGGAGGGACGCTGTAATATGAGTCTGATTATGAGTACAACACTGGGTCGGTATAGTCCACCCCCGCTCTTATACCCAAACACGCATGAGCAGACCATCACCATCGCTTCGGGAAAGGTGTCGTCAGACCTCACGTCCTTTGTTGTGGGTGTTGATCTGTCGGGCATGAGTGCCGGATTTTGGGCCAAAGTGAAGGCCGATGGTGGCGATATTCGTGTTGTAAATGCAAGTGATGCCGCCATTCCTTTTGATCTAGTGTGGATTGACACAGGAACAGAGACAGGGACACTATTTTTAAGAGACACGGTTTTAACCGGAAGCTCTAACTCTTGGAAGATACAGTATGGGAGTAGTAGCTTTGAGGCGCTTGCGGCTGGTGCTACGAACGGACGAAACGACACATGGCAAGACTACGAGCTTGTCTATCTGCTCAAGGATGATCTGGTCGATAGGTCAGGAAACAATGATCTTGTTATTAATACAGGGTCTGCCAGCTATGTCTCAAACGCCAAAGGCTGGGGCGGCGGCTTGGCTATGGCCGCAGACTTTGAGGCCAGAGTAACCAACCTTGTCGGTAGTAGCACGACTTTCACGATGTCGGCTAGTGGCCATCTCGACGATCAGACCGGCGCAAACAGGCAGATGCTGGGCTACCTTGCAACGATAGGAAGTGACAGTGGTCGCTGTAACTTGGGGTTTCACAACACAGGCTCAGATTTTTGGACTAACTGGGATGTTTCCAACTCATGGAATGACGGGTCGGCTGTTGTCACTGCTACAGATTACCGCTGGCATGGTGTATGGGATGGAACGACTGAGAAAGAACTTTATCTGGATGGTGTAACTGATGCCCTTGACTCAACAATCACTGCGATTGGGTCTAGCAATGACACATTTGTTGTAGGAAATGCCGGGAATGGCTCGTCAAACTGGAATGGTGATATTGCTTTTGTCTACTTGCGACTTGAAGCATTATCGGCTAACTGGATTTCTGCCGAAGTGGACAACCTAGTCAACGCAGCCACATTCTATAGCTTGGCAGCAGAAGCTGCGATTTAATATATGCTCTTGGCCCTCTCGGAGTATATGGGGGCCTCATACCTCACCCCCAGTTGGCTTGAGGCGGTATTCAATGACCTTACTGTCCCATACTGGATGGACAGCGCAAACATTCCAAATATCGCGAGTTCTGCCCTTAAACTGCAATATATCCCAAGGCGTTTCACTGGTCTGGGCCTCTACAGCCACTGCCATCATTAAGTCTGCGTGTTTATGTTTCATAATGCCCCCGCCTTTTGCCCTTTATGTGGATTGATGACAATGCCTCTTTTCTGACCCTTTGATAAGCCATCAATGCACCCCGTTTTGCCGGTAGAAATCATCTGGATTTTCCCTCCAGCGGATAGGAACAAAAGCCTATCCTCCTCCAGCTTCCGACTTAATAGTTCTTTTTCGCCCATGCTTCTCTCCATAACAGCCGTTAGATTAAAACGGTACTTCTTCCAGATCGTCAAACTTGACCACAGGCTTTTGAGCTTGCGGGGCTTCAGTCTTAGCGCCAATCAAATCAAGCGAATTCACATTGACCTTCATCACCGAATGCTTGGCCCCATCTTTGCCATCCCACTCATCTAAGAACGCCTCACCCGATATAGCCACCTTTTGGCCCTTGACCAAGTATTGAGGAAGCGAGCCTTCTGCCCTCTTACCAAACAAGCCGCATTGAACCCATGTGGTTTTTTCCTTATCACCATAGCCTGACGTTACTGCTACCGAGAATGAGCAAACAGAAGTGCCGCTTGAAATCGAACGCACATCTGCATCTTTTCCTAGATTTCCTGTAAAATTCCAAACATTCATAATCATTCACCTTTAGTTATTAAAAAATCTTTTTTCACGATACCAAGTTCTTTTTCAAACGCTTTGGTATAAGCTCTGCCCGCCTCTAGTGTCTGCTTTATCTCAACCAGCGACATGGCGTGTTTGGCATCTGTCTCGATTGCCCGATTCAAGCACCACTCCAGCCGAGGATAATAGTGTTTTTTGATTGTGCTTTTTGGCTTGCCCTCTTTAGTCATGCCCGCAATAGATTCAAGCAATATCCAATTATACCGGTCTGCTGTAACAGAATATCGGCTGTTGAGTTTTATGTTCATAAAATCAGACACCATCCCACCCCTCATCATCTTCCAAATCTGCAACACATTCGGGGCAAATCAATTCATGCTCCCAGTTCATATTGAACGGCTCCGCATCTTCGCCCGGAAAATAATCATCATCCATAAACTCATCACAAGCAACGCATCGGTAGATTGCCATCAGACAGCCTCCTTTTTCATCTCGGCCAGTTTATGTTGCTGGGTGTGGTCAAGTTGCCCGTAAATCGCTTGCTTGATGCAAAGATCATAATCAGCAAACTCATTCACGCCGTGGGAGTCGTTCGCATCAATACAGATCCCGAAGTCAGCGGCCAAACAAGCCAGTTCTTCAGCCGCTCCAACCTCAAGGGCTGCAACCCTTTTTTTGTTCGCCACTTTCTCGCCAGCCTCAAAGGTGTTATGGAGGGCCGCATATATTTCATCACCCACCCCTTGCCTGAAAGTCCATAGGCCGAGATTATTGCCCTCAGCAACTAGCGCATGAAAGCGCATTTTTTGTTCGTTGCTATAGCCTTGACGAATCTCATCAAGATCACCCTGCGGCAAATCTTCCCCGGCATAGATATAATGACCCAAGCCGAACATGGCAATGGCTTTGGTCAAACATCGCATTCTAGTATCGGATATTTTACGAGCATCAGGGTTCAACATGGCATTGTTGCGATTATCCATTACCGGGAGCCACATAGAGTGGGTTAGAGAACTTTCACCCTCACTAACGGTTAAGTCCACCCATATCTCGCAAGAGCCGTCTAATCTATCTACCGGCTCCCTAAAGGCATAGTTGGATTCAGGGTAATATTCTTTTAGCACTCCCCATGCCCAAGCCCACGATAGATAAGATAGGTTTCCTTTCTTCTCAACCTTGCTGCTCACGTCTACCATGTGCAGGGTGTCCCATACTGTTTTGGCAAATGATTCTTTCATCTATATATCCTCAAAATGGTTTTTTTTGAAAAGGGTTTTTTGTATACCACCACCATAATATCTTTCCCCATAATTTCTTCACGCCTCAATTCCTTGCTCTATAACCAAGTTGACCGACTCCTCAATCATCTCGGCTAGTGATTTATGGCAAGGCTTATGATTGATCGGCTTTTGGAAATGATTCCGCATCAGCGTCTTCTCTGTTTCAACGTGTGCTTCTTGCCCAGACTCACCGCCATAAAGCCCAAATATATGATCTACCATAAACCCGTTACCTTCCATTGCCTCAGCATAAAACCCCTCAACAAGATAAGAAGGAAGTGTTGCCAACCACTCCTCTATGTAACCGTCAACCTCATCTTCTGGGATTTTGCTAAAGTAGAGTGGCTTCTCAGAATTATGATAATGAACCAGATTAGCTATGATGGCATCGGTGATATGGGTGCAGTCGTTATAGGGTAGATCGAAGTTATACATGGTGATTCTCCTTGATTGGCTAGAAAGTTAATAGTAATTTATTTGTATACTTGTGTAAACCTTTTATTATAATATACGCCAATCATAACTAAGAGGTGTATATGTCAGTAGCATTAGTAAGGAAGGTCGTTAAGATCATGGGTAGCCAAGCAGCATTGGCTAATGAAATGGGAACATCACGGGCTTATATAACGTCAATTCTCCGGTCAGGGGTTGTCCCTGCTGGGCGTTGTCGTCATATTGAAGCCTTAACGAAAGGAGAGGTCACCGCCGAGCAACTAAGACCCGATGTATTTGATTACATCGAGATAGCCCGCCCAATATCGTAACCTGAGCGCATATAAGCGCATTAGAGGCAGTTTAGATGGATATTGATACCCTAGTAGCAAAACTGGACAAAGCGGCCCCAGCAGGCAACAATCGCTGGAAGGCGTGTTGTCCAGCACACGAGGATAAAACCCCATCTCTGTCGATTAAGTCGGCTGATGATGGGCGAATCCTGCTCCACTGCTTTGGTGGTTGTTCTGTGCAGGATGTATGCGAATCGCTAGGGGTTGAGGTGACAGACCTTTTCCCCGATGGTGATGGCTTCAGGCCGCTCGCCAAGCCCGCCAACATTCCAACAGACGACACATTTTATGTGGCACTGGTAAAGCAGAAGATTAAACGAGGCGACAGATTAACCTCTGATGAGAACCGTCAATTCCAAGCGGCCTTCATTAGAGAAAAACGTCGAGTCAAGGGGATTTGATTTATTACCGCAGTTTAGATGACCAACAATTAACCAATGGGGAAGACTATGAACCAACGCAAAAGAATAAAAGCTCATTTAGAGCAGGGGAAATCACTAACGAGGATTCAGGCTCTCACTGAACTGGGAATACTGAACCCAACGGCTAGAATATCTGAACTCAGATCAAACGGTTATCCGATCACCACCACAATGATTGATGTCGTTAACCGATATGATGAGAAGGTGCAGGTTGCTCAGTGGTCTAAAAGCAGCTAACGCAAAACCACGCACAATAACGCACAATAACGCAAAATCACGCATATGAACGCAGTATTGATAATTTTGTTGGTTTCCTGACCCAATTGTTGGGCAACCATCACCGACTAAGAGCCGCAAGGATAATAACAAATGAAATGGTTCAAACATGACGCAAACGCCCACACAGACGACAAAATACAAACGATTCTAATGAAATATGGTGCTGATGGTTACGCGCTATACTGGTATTGTATTGAGCTGATCGCAGCAAGAGTGACCCCGGATAATATCACCTTTGAGCTTAAACATGATGCCGAAATCCTCGGTTATCACCTAAAAATTGACACATTGCGCGTCGAGGAGATAATGCGCAAAATGTGCGCGATTGGTCTTTTTGAATATTCCGGCGTTCACATAACCTGCCTACAACTCGCTAAACGTCTGGATAATACAACAAGCCAGAGCGCCGAAGTTAAAGAAACTTTAAATAACTTTAAGTCTCTTAAAGCAGATAAGACTAGATTAGATAAGAATAAGAACACTAATGCGCGATTTGATGCGTTCTACGCACGGTTCAATTACAAAGTCGATGGAGCGAGAGCAGAAAAAGCATGGTTGAAGCTAACAGACAAAGAGCGTGATCTGGCTTTCTCTGCTGTTGATGCTTATGTTGCCTCCACAGTCGTCAAGGGAAAAGCATCTTCTGGCGAGAAGCGAATGTTTCGGAAATACCCCGCGACGTGGTTGAATGGTAAAAACTGGGAAGACGATGTTCAGGAATCAGGGGGGCAGACCGGCGGCTTCATTGAACCCTTCGCTATTTAATGCGCACAAAGGTGTAGTCAAAGCACATTTTATTGCGCATGAAAATGTAAAACGGGCCTAACAGAAAACAACAACAAACAACAACAAACAATAAAAACAAGGGGAACCACCATGATTATTCCATCGGGTATAGATTTTAAAGACTATCTGGAGATGCAGGGGCTGCTGGAAGGGCAAGAGGTTCACTGGGGCAATCATTGGGCTGACGCTTTAGTTGATCGCATCAATAACGGCATAGAAGTATTTGGCGACAAGCTACCGTGGTCTAAGACCCACAACACCTTTAGGTTGAGGCCCGGAGAGTTAACCATATGGGCTGGAATTAACGGCCACAGAAAGTCGATGATAGTGGGTCAGGTTATGTTATCGCTGGCCAAGACCATGCGGGTCTGCATCGCGTCATTGGAGATGTCTCCAGAATCAACCCTTGCGAGAATGTGTCAACAAGCCGCCGGATGCTATCCATCTGGCGAGTATGCGAGATCGTTTGCGTATTGGAGCGAGGAGCGGGTTTGTATTTATGACCAACTTGATACAGTTGAAGCAACGCGGATTCTAGGGGTTGTTCATTATGCAGCAAAGGAATTGAATTGCAGCCATATCGTCATTGACTCACTGATGAAGTGCGGCCTGAATGAAGAAGATTATGCTGCCGAGAAGAAGTTTGTTGACCGGCTCCAATGGGCGGCAAAGAATTACAAGGTGCATATTCACCTGATCTGTCACATGAGAAAGGGCGTTTCTGAAGACCGGATTCCGAACAAGTTTGACATCAAGGGAACCGGTGGCATCACTGACTTGGCTGATAATGTGGTGGTCTGTTGGAAGAATAAAATCAAAGAGCAAGCATTGTTCAAACAAAAGAACGGCAGTCAGATTTCTCAGGTTGAGGCTGAGTCATTGGAAAGGCCAGATCAATATATGGTCGTTGAAAAACAACGCCACGGTGAATGGGAGGGTTCTTACCAATTATGGTTTAACGAAAACTCCCTGCAATTCACCGGCGACAATTCTGGGAATATTATTCCATTTGGGATTGATAGCTAATAAAGAAAAAGTTAATCTAAGAAAAAAAGGGGATAACAATAATGAATATAACAATGCACCGTTCTATAACATCAAATGAAATGCACCACCGCGACGAAGCTATGCAGCCGAAAATCAGTGCGACCAGTGCATTGACTCCCTGTACAGGTTGTGACCATGCCGAAAGGTGCAGCTCAGAACATTTAGCTTGTGCCGCCTTTAAAACTTACATAGGAAACAAATCAACAATGTGTCGAGCGTCTTTGTGGGATGGTCAACCAAAAGAACCAAGTGCGAAAATCTACGCTTATATCTGGGAAAACAAGACGGGGAGAATGTGATGCTGCCACTAGTAACAGCGAGGATGCAGAAGCGCATTGATGACCTGTATCAAGACTCAGTTGAGATGAAAGAGGAAATCAGCCGGTTATCAAAACGCATTGGTGACCTACATCCGCTCTCAAAGCGCGTATCAAAGGTTGAGGGGCGGCTGTCCAAGATCAGCATCACCAGCGTTGAAATTATGGTGAGAGAAACGGTTGTTGATGTGACGGAAATGCACCGGCTCTACAAGTTGCTTTTACTCAAGACGAATGTCACCACAGAGCTTCGGTTCTATTTGGCCGGTAGGCAGCGTGACCAAGCCCTAGCCCTATCGGGAGCGGCGAAGGCTTATGACTACCCTGATTCGTTTTGGGCTGCGATTGAGGAAAGGCCACTAATTGATTTGGCCCTAGTGTTTATCAAGTTGGGGCTTGATGATCTCAAGGAGGGAGCCTATGTGCCAGAATAAGATGCGCTTCCCATCTAACAAGGAGGCGAGAAAGTTTATCAAGGTGATGGTGGCTAGGCCCACAAAGGCCATGAAAGCTGGGGTCGGGTCATTCAAGGTTTACCATTGCGATGACTGTGATGGGTGGCATTTAACTACTTGTTCTAACCAGCATTCCAAAAAAATACGCAAGGCCAAGAGGATGAGAAATGAGGTGTGATAAAATAGAGTCTTTGGATGATGATAATGGAAAAGCCAAGCAAGAAGGTGTCGCTGAAAGAGGTGGCTCCAATGCCTTTGAGCCATTTGCGGGTTGGGCTGGAGGCATGGATTCCTTTTTACAGTCATGTGGGGGTGGGGCCGATGGAAAGGCACGTTGTAATCATAACCACGATCTATCTCAAGAAGCTGACGCTACAAAACAGGGGTTGGTGAGGTGAAACAGAAGCTCATCGATGCAGATGAGGTTGATTGTTTAAGTGCTGCTCGGAAAAAAAGTTTCATTGTGAAACGGGCTGGAGTCTGGAAGAAGGTCAAGCGAGCTATGAACAAACGGTTCAGAAAACAACGGATAGACACTGATGCGCGGTGATTTTTTTATATTAAGAAGTGATGAGCAAAAAGCGAATGCTGTTGCCGCACTCTCGATTGTAAATGCGACACCGGAGCAGCCCTATTCGGTAAAGATTGAGGCTTATTCTGAGACAAGAAGACAAGCTCAGAACAGCCTGTCCCATATGTGGTACGGGGAAATCGCAAAGCAGGGTAAAGAATATACCCCAGAACAAATTCATTCCCGTTGCAAATACCGCTATGGAATTCCGTTGATGGTTAATGAGCCTACGTTCAACACCTTCTGGGAGCGAGTGCTTTCAACTCAACCAACCTATGAGGAAATTGTCGATGAAATAATGCCCTACACCCCCGTCACTCGATTGATGAGCATGGCGCAAATGGCGCAATACTTAACTGATGTCGATAGGGAAATGGGCCAGAAGTATAGGCTGACCAATCCTGCACTTTATGGGCTGGAATGAAAACAATCTACACGAGCAAGAAAAACATGGGGCGGTGATATGATTTTAATTATTCAGTTTGTGGCGTTATTGGTGGTGCTATTTGTCGGCTTGAAACTCTGCGAGAAAATTCACTGGTCGTGGTAGGCGGTGACTTCTCCATTGTGGGTGTCGCTCTCTGTTATGGCTGTGTTTCTGGCGGGCGCTTTTGTTGGGGTTAATCTGTAAGTCAAAGGGGTGGTTGGCATGAAAGGAAGAAAGCCGAACAAGGCTGAAAAAGCTTGGCTTGATCTTATTGGTCAATGTGGCTGTATAGTCTGCTATATAAAGCGATTGGGCGATAGTCCGTCAGAAGTGCATCACCCCACAGGCAAAACAACCGCAGACGCTCATCTGTTAGCTATTCCGCTTTGCAGTCGTCACCACCGGCACAAATCAAATGACGGTGAGTGGGTATCTCGTCATGGCGACGGACGGGCCGCTTTTGAAAAGGCTTATGGAACCGAGGCTGATTTACTCACGGCAACCAAAGTTTTCTTGGGGGCGTTAGTCGGGGATGGGTCGTGATTATAGGAATAGACCCCGGCAACACTGGCGCTATTGCGTTCCTTTATGATCGCCAAGACTTGTTGGTGTATGATATGCCGTTGATGGTTAACGGAAAGAAACAACAGGTTGACCCTTACAAGCTAAAGGAAATCTTCACCCATAATATAAAAGCAGGGCAGGTCGCTATTTTGGAAAAGGTTCATGCGATGCCGGGACAGGGAGTGACATCCATGTTCAATTTCGGAATGGGCTATGGCGTTATTCAGGGAGTGCTTGCTGCTTGTGACATTCGATTCATTTTATCAGCCCCACAACAATGGAAGAAGGCGGCGGGATTGATTGGGAAGGGTAAAGATGAAGCCAGAGTTTTAGCGCAGAGGCTTTACCCCGATGCGCCATTGGGAAGAAAAAAGGACATTGGTAGGGCAGACGCCATTTTGATTGCCCGCTTCGGAATATAACCCACGAACGGGCTAGATATGATCTATGACGAAAAATTTGCTCAATATGCAAAGACAGACCGCCAGCTTGAAATCTATAAAGCTGTTTGTGAACATGGGTCAAAAAGGGCTGCGGCCAGAGCATTAAACCTTGCGCCGCAAACGGTTGATGACTCCATTGATCGAATAAAAACCAAAGCTGCTTCATGTGGTTATTCTCCCGGCCATGATCTAACACACCCAGCAGCACCGGGATTCACAACAAAGAGAATATCAACAGCCTACAACCAAGACGGCGATATATCACAGCAATGGCATATTCAAGAGCCAGAGCGCGTGGCCCTCGCTGAAATTCAGGCCGGTTTATTGGCCGCATTTAAATCAGACCTCTCCGGTTTATATAAACCACTCAAATCACCAAAATCATGTGATACCAGTTTGATGTCTTGTTATCTGATCGGCGACCATCATTTCGGGATGTATGCGTGGGGGCAGGAGACAGGGCAGGGCGACTATGACACCGACATTGCCGAGAAGCTATTACTTGAAACGGTAAAGAAGCTCATTGCTCGCTCTCCGGCCTCCGAAGTTGGGGCATTGGTGAATGTGGGCGACTTCCTTCATGCTAACGATACCACGGCGCGAACCCCTGCTTCTGGGGCGCAACTTGATGTTGATGGAAGGATGGGCCGAGTTGGTAGATTGGCCGGTTTATTGTTGAAGTCTGTTGTCACGCTCATGCTCCAAAAGCACAAGAAGGTCATTGTCATTAATGCTAGAGGCAACCACGACCCCGATAGCGCATTAGGATTGAATGAGGTGGTGAGGGCATATTTCTACGAAGAACCTCGCGTTGAGGTGAAAGACAATTTCAACAAGTTTATCCATTTTGAGTTTGGCAAGAATCTTATTGTGGTTCATCATGGCGACAGGATAAAAGCCGAACGCATTTATCAGGCCACAACTAAAAACCTGCACGAAGAATGGGGCCGCTGCCCTCACCGATATGGTTGGACGGGGCATATTCATCACAAAGAAGCGCAAGAGATTGGCGGGATGATGTTTGAGTCGTGGGGTGTATTGCCGCCACCGGATGCGTGGCATTCTAATTCTGGGTATGGGGCAGAGCGATCTATGACTTGCGTTGTTCTCCATGAGGAGCGAGGCGAAGAAGTCAGATATAAGGTGAAGGTATGATCTACGATAGAGGCAAAATAGTATGCGAAAAAAGTCCTTCTGGTGAGCAGAGGATCGTTTACCCTCCGGGGGAACAAAAGATCACTAGCGCATTAGACACTCAGGTTGGCGGTGGACATTACAAAGACCTTCCTATTCAGCCCGTTAAATTCAACCATGCTAACGGTATTCCCTACATTGAAGGTTGTGTTATCAAGTACATGGTTCGATGGCGTGAGAAAAACGGCGTTCAAGATTTAGAAAAGGCAAAGCACTACATAGATTTGTTAATAAGTCTGGAGGTTGAAGAAAATGGCTGAAGCACTATTGATTAAGATCGCCGATGTTGCGTTGGCTTATGAGTGTCTAAACGATAGGTTCTATGAAGCACTGCAAGCGGCTGACGACACGATGCCAAAGATAACAAGGGACTATTTAACCAAGCTCTATGAGGAAATCACTGAGAAGGTAGCAGAGCTGCGCCGACCTCCCAGTGAGGATGAACTGAGGGTTCGACATCCTGACCTCAGTGATGGTTATGACGAATGAACCCAATATGGTTTTATTTGATAGGAAGCCTTTGTTTTTTCATTGGATCAGTGCTTGCTCTGATGGGGTTTTAGCTATGAGCGGCAAAGGGTCAAGACGCAGATATTATTCAGAGGAATGGCCCAAATGCGCACTAAATAAGGATGCTGCGTGAGTTTTTATGAAGAAACGGTTGAGTGCGTCAGATGAGGGGAATAGATGTGAGTGAGTACCTTCCAGAGACAATGGATTCTGCACGAGTTGTGCAGCTCATAGAGACAACCATTTTGCGGCGCGGTGATGGTTTGGAAAATGATCCGGTGCGGATAGTGACCCAATATTGGACATTTGATGGACAACTGGTTGCCGAAGATGACCCTTGCGGCCCACAACCCCTATAAAGCTAATGCGGTGGAACAAGATAGATAGATGTCTGATTTCGATATGCTCGTCATTTCAGCTCGACAGGTCTGGCACACCACGACCTACACTCCAACACCCTCAAAAATGACTGAATATGTTCAAACCAGCGGCGGGCGGGTTCTTCCCGGTTATGAAAAAGGCGCAAAGCTGGCAATAGATTCTCTGCTTAAAAAGGATGAAATTCTCTGGATTCTCGGTCATTACTTTTGGTCTGCTGAGATCGAAGGGGATGATGATAAGCGCAGTTTCTTTGGCTCGTACATTTGCGGGGCAATCAATCAACAAATAGACTTGTCAGGCAAACCGGATAAATGGAAAGCCAAAACAAGACGCATCATCGCCCCTGCCCTCATAGAAGCCCGATTTCTCCGCCCTCCCGATATGTCGGCCACTAGGCCCAACTTATACACCAATGAACAGAAAGAACAGTTCTCGCTCGTCAGTCAAGGCAATTACCACCGCGATGCTCGTGAGCATTGGGAGTGGATAGCCGATCTACTATCTGAGTGGGAACGCCTCGCTCTAATCCCCGTTTGTATCTGGATGCAAGCCCTCAAAAAATAACCCAACTTTATTGGAAGTTAGTGGTAACAAGTTCTTTACTCCCGGCTCCTCGTCTATTATGCTATCCGTGATAATTCAAATAAGGGGAACCATTATGATATTAGGTATTAAGGGGTTGGCTTATGTCCAAGCGCATATATAAAGACATAGATGTGTATTCAGCATCCACAGAAAGGCTCGACTTCATATTTGAACACTTTCCCCGGATATACCTGTCTTTTTCAGGAGGGAAGGATAGTGGGGTATTGCTTAATCTTATATTGCAATATATGAAAGAGCGCGGGATTAAAAGGAAAATCGGCATACAGATATTAGACAATGAGGCTAATTACGAAGCATCCCTTGATTTTATGAAGCGCATAATTGATGAGAATATTGAGTATCTTGATGTTTATTGGTGCTGTATGCCTATAACGCTTCCGTGTAGCGTTTCTTCTTATGAGATTGATTGGCAGTGTTGGGGAGAAAAGGATAAGTCAAGATGGATTCGCCCAATGCCAGACATGGATTATGTTGTTAATCTCAAAAACCACCATTTTGGGGACTTATTTGAGGAGAATATGCAGTATGACCACTTTTGGGATATGTTTGCTGAGTGGTATTCGCAGGGAGAGCTTACGGCTAACCTAATAGGCATCCGAACACAAGAAAGCCTGAATCGCTTTAGAGCCATCATGAACGATGCCAAAGAGACAAAGCTGGGGATGATGTGGACGAAGAAGAATTCAAAAAATGTGTATAACGCATACCCAATATACGATTGGAAAACGCGTGATGTATGGATTGCTAACGCTAAGTTTGAGTGGGATTACAATAAGCTATATGACACGTTTTATATGGCCGGGGTTCCTGTTGAGAGGATGAGAGTGGCTAGCCCTTTTATGAGCGAATCCAAGTCAAGTTTAAACTTATACCGGGTGATTGACGGGACAACGTGGGCGAGGCTTTGCGCAAGAGTTGCTGGGGCAAACTTTGCTGCTACTTATGGCAAACAAATAAACTACAACAGCTTTCAGTTGCCAGAAGGACACACTTGGAAGTCTTTTGTTAAATTTCTTTTGGCTACACTGCCGGAAGAGTCTAGTGGAAATTTTAAGGCGCGCTTCATTCAGTCAATTAAGTATTGGGGCAGGGTGGGGCGCGGGTTGTCTGAAGAGGTTATTAACAGCCTGATTGAGCATAAGGTGTCGTTCAAAAGAAACGGTGTTACGCCGCATGGGGGGAATAATTTGCAGAGAATCATTATAAAGCGCCCGCCAGACGAGCTAGACTGCTTAAAGGCGAATAAAAGTGACGTAACAAGCTGGAAAAGGTTTGCAATTACAATTTTGAAAAATGATCATACCTGTAAATACTTAGGGCTTGCTCCAACAAAACACCAGATGGACAGGCAAAAGATAATCCAAAACAAATACAGTTCTTTAAATAAAGGGGATAAATAAAATGAGGGTAATTAACACTGATAACCTTCCTGCGGGAAGGCGTGTGAGATACAAGTCCGGGGTAAGCAATAGAATCCTCTTGGCTGAGGACAAGATGGGGTACACATTAACCAAAACTGTTGTTGAGCCGGGAGTGCGGATGTTTCAGCAGTACAAGCACCATATTGAGAGCTGTTATTGTGTGTCTGGCAGCGCGATGTTGACGAACGCGAAAACAGGGGAGGAATTTCCTATCACTCCTGACGTGACTTATGTGCTTGAGGCAAATGATCCTCATTATTTTGAGGCTTATGAGACGACAGTTTTGATCTGCGTGTTTAATCCGCCACTCAAGGGCCAAGAAACACACGACGATAGCGGGTCGTATGAGCCTCTTAATGATGGATGGGATTCTCCGGTTTATGATGTAAGGCGGGTTCCTATAGCAAAGGTCACCGCTAACGACTACAACCCGAACAGTGTGGCCCCGCCAGAAATGGCCTTGCTGGAGACATCAATATGGGAGGATGGCTACACTCAGCCGGTTGTTGTGGTGCATGATACAGAGAACGATGAGTATGTGGTGGTTGATGGATTCCACCGGTATTGCATCTTACGCGACAGCGCCCGTATTCATGAAAGAGAGGCGGGAATGCTCCCCGTTGTTGTCCTCAAAAAAGAAATGCATGACCGCATGGCATCAACGATCAGGCATAATCGGGCAAGAGGCTCGCACAATATCGAGCTGATGTCGACAATCGTGTCTGAGCTTGTGGAGATGGGTAAGGGTGACCGTTGGATTTGCCAGCATATTGGAATGTCTCCTGATGAACTGCTACGACTAAAGCAAATTACCGGGGTGGCGGCATTGTTCGACAACCAAGATTTCTCTAAGAGCTGGGATGCTGAAAATTTTGATGAGGTTTTTGATGAAGTTTGACCGCATATATCACCCATACTGGGAGTGGGAAGAGGTGGACGCAAATATGTGGGGGGACGTGTTCGATAGGAGGGCGGCCCTCATCAAAGCGATTACGTTCACTGGAGATCACTTGCTGTATGGCCGGTTTATGATGAGAGTTGTTAGGGAGTGGAGGTATAGCTGCGAAAACGCCTTAACGGATTACTCAATGAACAGGAAGGCTTGGGTTGGCCACGCAGCTTGTGCCCTCGCCCACGGAATCCCGGAGGATATAACTAGACAAGCATGGGGAAGGATAACGAATGAGCAGCAACTACTGGCAAACAATCAGGCAAGAATCGCCATTCAAGAGTGGGAGGACTGTCACGGAAAAAGTCTTGGAGTATGTCCGAGTGTGGAAAGGGAGGGGTTATTTTGATGACATTCCCGACCAAGTCCCGCCAAAAATATATTCATCTGGTCGCGCTCCGTCCTATAAGGCTATAGCTGTAGCCATTTTAAAAAACGATTTGCACTTGAAGGGACTGGGGTTCAGTGTTGACGAGTCAGACTTGTGTCGCGAGCTAAGGCAAATTAAAAAGGATCGTGACAGCCTCCAGCTAAAGTTATTGTAGTGGTAAGCCCTCAAAAAATAACCCAACTTTATTGCCATTATAGTAAATCATTTCTTTACATTAGACTCATTATCCCTTATATTAACTATACCAACTAAAAACTTATAAGGAATATCATGATGAATACTTCCAATACTACAGGTTTTTACCCCTTGGTCGAACTTCCTATGGTCGAAGTCTCACCCGGTGTCTACAGACTTCCTAACGGGGTCACAACTCTTTTGGGGTTGGGCTGTGTCGGTGCTCTTTGCCACGCTGATAATCCACCAACTGTAACCTGTGAGGTTCGCGAGGATTACTTGGTTGCTTGCAGCTACAACTACCCACTCAAAATGGCTGGCTAATTAAGGGGAATGAAATGAGACAAGATTACAAGCGGGTTATCCGGCACACGATTGAACCACAACCACATGAATGCGGGTCAACCGGCATGGCAGTATTCACCGCGCTGGCCTTCAGCATCCTTTTCGCCCTCTGCGTGATTGGGTGGCTGACGTGAAGGAGTCAACAGAGCGCAAAATTAGAGTGATCTACGCCGGCTGGAGCAATGGCAATAACAAGGACACCGCCAAGCTGATTAGATCGCTGTCTAAGCAGGATAAAAGGTGAATGAAATGAAAAACATAAGCATCACCCGTTCTATCAAT